AATAGGGAAAAGTATTTACTGAAATGAAAAATTTTAAACTGCTAAACGATACCTTCATTCACCTTTCTAATGGGAATAAAGGATATTCAACTCATGGGAAAGAATCTAAGTATATAAAGTGGATTCATGAGGGTGAAGGTAAGCAGCAACTCACGTTCAATAATCTAACTCCTGGCGATGAAACATTTTATGTTGATAGGTATATCCCTGCAGGACTACAGGATAACGTGAGTAAGAAGAAGTATGCTATTCTTCTTGAGTGCTGCTGGATTCTCAATCCACTCTTTGAAGAAATTAAGAATAATCTTGATACGTATGTAAATGCATACGAGAAGATCTTTACTTGGAATGAAGAACTGTGTGAACTACATGAGAAGTTCTGCTGGATTCCTGGTAATGGATCTTGGATCCGTGAACCACAGATCTATCCTAAGAACAAACTAGTTTCTATCATTGCATCTAATAAGTCTCATCTTCCTGGTCACCAGCAGAGGATGCACATGCTGGAACAACTGAAGGACTATGCTCCTTTGTTTGGACGTGGATTTAATGAAGTAGAATATAAAGAGGAAGCACTAGCAGATTATATGTTCTCAGTTGCTATTGAGAATGCTGATGATTGGTTTACAGAAAAGATCCTTGATTGTTTCTTGACTGGAACTGTTCCTATCTACTACGGAACTCCTAGTATTACAAAGTGGTTTAACCCAGATGGTATTGTGTTTCTTGAAGATGGATTTGATATTGAAGAACTAGATGAGGATCTTTATAAGTCTATGGAATCTGCGATCAAAGATAACTTTGAACGTGCAATGAAGATGGAAATGTTAGAAGATTTTATTTGGGAGACGTATTTTGAAATTGGGTAAAATCTGTCTTATACATCATTGGGCTGGTATTGGAGATATCTTTTATCTCCAGTCAGTTGCAAAGAAATACATCTCTATGGGGTATCAAATTATCTGGCCTCTTAGGGATGATATTTTATGGTTGGGTGATTACATCAAAGGTATTACTTTCTGTTCTAGAAGTGATAACTTTCCTGGCAAAGAATACTACGGACAGGACTCCGTTATTATTACTCCTAACTTTGTATACCTTGGCATCATGAGACCTCACCTGTGGGGTATTGGTGATGATAAGATTATGTCTTCTAAGTATAGTATCCTTAACATGGATCATACTGACTGGAAGAGTGGGTTTACTTTTGATAGAAAGTTTGATAAGGAGAATGATCTGTACTATAATGTTCTTGGTCTCAAGGATGATTCTGAGTTTGTGTTCATTAACAATCTCTACAATGAAAATAGAAATTGTCAACTGATGCGTCCAGAAAACTATGACTTGCCAGTTGTAGAACTTCAATATATTGATGGATTTACACTGCTTGATTGGTGTAAAGTCTTTGAGAAAGCAAAGAGTGTGTTTACAATCAACACTTCTTTGAATTATATTATTGACACTCTAGACACTTCATATGAGAGATATGTGGTTGTTGCACATAATGAACAGAATGAAAAAGAGATTGACTACCTTTTCAGTACACCACATGAAATGATATGCAAGTAGTAGATTATAAAGGGGACACATATCCACACTTTCAAACTATTGGTAATGCATCGCAGTTTGCCATCCCATTTGCTATGCATGTTTGTAATGGATATGGATATGATGTAGGATGTATGAAGCAAGAATGGGCTTTCCCTAATTCTGTTCCTATCGATCTGTCATTCAATAATGGATGGGAAGCAGATAAATTACCACCTATTGATCCTGATTATATTTTTTCAAGTCATTGTTTAGAGCATGTTCCCGACTGGGTTGCTACAATGGACTATTGGTATTCAAGACTTAAAGTAGGTGGTACATTATTTCTTTATCTTCCTGATTACAGTCAAAAGTATTGGAGACCTTGGAATAACAGGAGACATAAGCACTGTTTGAAACCAGAGTTTATCCGTGATTACATGATTGATAAAGGATATGATAATGTCTTCGTATCAGGTGTTGATCTAAATAACGCATTCATGGCTATGGGGGAAAAATGAAAAAGATTTTAGTTTCTACTTGGTGTACTGATGATTACTCAGAACTTTTGGGTGTGGAAAAACTAGCTAACTCAATTAAGTATTTTCATCCAGAGGTAGATCATGTTATTTTTGACACAAAGATGACTGAACAAATACACTCTGAAATGCCATGGATGAAACCTATCTGGATGATGGCAGCCACCTGTCTTCCTTTTGTCGAGGAATATGATATGGTTGTTCATTTGGATGCTGATGCTGTTGTCACTGGACCAATGACTGAGTTCTTTGAGAGTGAAGAAGACATTATTGGTGTCCGAAATAATAATTCTTTAGACAAAGCATCTGGACACGACTTTGGTATAACGATTACACATCTTCCACCTTTTGGAAATGGTCAGCAGATTCCAATTCAAAACTTTATCAATGCTGGCATGATTGGTGCTAATAGTAAACAGTTTTGGTATGATTGGCATAATCTGAATATTGAAGCTGCTAGAATTAAAACAGAAGTCAATCCTTATGCACATGGAATTGGTGATGAGCAGGATACTTTGAATCAAATTTTTAACTCAGACATGTACAATACAAAGATAGTTGATGCCATGGGATCAAATGTTTCCTATGGTATCTCCAATCATTGGGGCAAGAACGATAATCATTGGGAAAGTTGGTCGCAAATTTACGTAAAAGATGATAGACTGTACCTTGATGATCCTAAAACAGAGGAACCAATGTGTATCAAAGTCATGCACCAAGCTGGAGGACATGCTGCTGCACAATTAAATAGAGCAGCAGGTGGATTTAGAAATTGGTTGTCCTCTGTTGTATCTAATGAAGTTAATGATTACTTGAATGAGGTTCAAAATGGTTGATATTGAAGCACTTCTTAAAGACGTAAATCCTCCTTATTTTGCAAATAGTAAATGGGAACCAGGCAATCCTGTATATTATTCTGGTCCTTACTGGGATAATCAAGAGTTGGGAGCAGCTGTCAACGGACTTCTAAATGGTAAGTGGTTGGCATCTGGTGAGAAGGTGTATGAGTTTGAGAAGAAGTTCTCTAAACAATTCAATAAGGGTTACTCTTTGATGGTGAACTCTGGTAGTTCTGCTAACCTTGTCATGATCGCTGCACTGAAGAAAAGATTTGGTTGGCAAGATGGTGATGAGATCATTGTGTCATGCGTTGGTTTCCCTACCACCATTGCTCCTATCGTTCAGAATGGTCTGAAACCAGTCTTTGTTGATATTGATTTTTCTGATTTGAACTGGAGTATTGATGAGATAGAGGATAAGGTTTCTACTAAAACCCGTGCTTTGTTCTCTTCTCCTGTTCTTGGTAATCCATATAACTTAGATGATATTTTGGATATCTGTGATCGTAATAAGATCATGTTGATCTCAGACAATTGTGACAGTCTGGGTAGCAAGTGGAATGGTCGTTTCCTTACTGACCATTCTATTGCAGCATCTTGCTCTTTCTATCCTGCTCACCACATCTGCACTGGTGAGGGTGGTATGATTTCCTCTGATGATGAGGAATTGATCAACATTGCCCGTAGTTTGGCATGGTGGGGTCGTGATTGCTATTGTGTTGGTCAGCAAAATCTACTTGCTTGTGGAACTTGTGGCAAACGATTTGACAAGTGGATTGAGCACTACGATGGTATCATTGATCATAAGTATGTGTATTCTCAGATGGGTTACAACTTGAAGCCCATGGACTTTCAAGGTGCTATCGGAACCGTTCAACTGACTAAGCAGGATGAGATTCATCGTCTGCGTCGTAAGAACAAAGTTCTGATGCAAGAAATCTTTGATCGTATTCCTGGTGTTCGCAGTGTGAATGAACTACCTGAAGCAGAGACCAGTTGGTTTGGTGTTCCTATTATTTGTGATAGTGTAGATACTAAGACTAAACTCACCAAGCACTTGGAAGATAATAAAGTTCAAACTCGTAACTATTTTGCTGGCAATATCTTGATGCATCCTGGGTATCGTCATCTTGATTATTATCGGAACTATCCGAATGCTTGTAAGGTACTTGATCTGGTCTTCTTTGTTGGTTGTTCTCCAACAATCACTGAAGAGATGATTGAATATGTTGGCACTGTTGTTGATTCGTTTGAAAAATGAGAGTATCGGATTATGTCGTAGACCAGATTTACAAGGCTGGATGTGATCACATCTTTCTTGTAACTGGTGGTGGTGCGATGTTCTTGAATGATGCTGTAGCAGCACATCCAAAGATCAAACCAATTTGTAATCACCATGAACAAGCATCAGCAATGGGTGCTGTAGCATATGCTAAGTACAATAATAGTCTAGCAGCAGTCAATGTAACCACCGGATGTGGAGGTACTAATGCCATCACAGGACTGCTAGACGCATGGCAGGACAGTGTTCCTGTTATTTTCGTGTCTGGTAATGTTAACCGACTTCATATGGCACCAGAGGGTGTTAGAAATCTTGGTGTGCAGGAAGCAAACATCATCGATATTGTGAAACCAATCACAAAGTATGCTGTAGTGGTTAATGATCCTGAGGATATTGAGGAGGTTATGAAGGATGCGATTCGGATTGCTACTCATGGTCGTCCTGGTCCTGTATGGATTGACATTCCTATGGACGTACAAGGTGCTCAGTGTTTTGACATTGAATCTGAATTGAGAAAATCAAAGAGACCCCTTATCTTGGCAGGTAATGGTATCAACTGTGCTCAAGCCCGTGATGAGTTTATTGATTTTGTTCAAAGTACAAATATCCCTGTAGTTACTTCATATAATGCAGTTGATCTGTTTCCATCTGTCTATTCAAACTTTGTAGGTAGAGTTGGTATAAAAGGAACCCGTGCCGGTAACTTTGCAATGCAGAACTGTGATCTGCTTCTGGTGATTGGTTGTCGTCTATCTGTTCCTGTAACTGGATATAACTATAAAACCTTTGCAAGAGACGCAAAAGTAATTGTTGTCGATATTGATAAGGATGAACATGCCAAAGAAACTGTAAAGATTGATCGGTTTATTCACCGTGACGCTAAGGATTTTCTTACACTCAATAAGTTTGATCGCAATAAGACTGATTGGAATGAGATTTGTCGTCTATGGAAGAAGAAGTGGCCTGTCTGTCCTGTCGAGAACCCGTCAGAAAAAGTAGACCTTTACTACTTTATGAAGGTTCTAAACGATCGTAAACGTATTGATGACGTAGTTATCTCTGATGCTGGTTCTGCTTTCTATGTTTGCGCTCAAGCAACAGAGATTCAGGGAGCACAAAGGTTCATCACCTCTAGTTCTCAGGCAGAGATGGGATTCACCATTCCTGCTTGTATTGGTGCAGCATTTGCTAAGGATGGTGAGGTGATTGGAGTGACTGGTGATGGTTCGTTTATGATGAACTTACAAGAACTTCAGACTATTGCTCATTACAATCTTCCTGTTAAACTATTTGTGTGGAACAATGAAGGTTATCTTTCTATCCGCACCACACAAAAGAAGTTCTTCGAGGGAAGAGAGATTGGAACCGATGCTGAGAGTGGTGTATCCATTCCAAATATCCGTGAAGTAGTGAAGAGTTTTGGCATTGAGCATGTGTATGCTGATGCAAAAGAACTGGATCATGCAGTCCGAACTACACTTGACCATGATGGTCCTATCGTGTGTGAGGTTCTTTGTGAAAAATGGCAAGAGGTTGTTCCAACAATGCAAGGTAGAAAAAATGCAGATGGTACGATTAGCGCACCACCTTTAGAAGACATGTATCCTTTCTTGTCGAGAGAGGAATTTCATGATAATATGATCATTAAGCCCTTAGACTAATATGCCTGCTGATAATAAAGATAAGGTAACTATTCTAAAGTTACGCAAACAAAAACAAAACAATGTGAAAACAGTTGGTGTCACTGCTTATGACTATCCACAGGCACTTATGGCAGATAATGCTGGTGTGGATTGGATTTTAGTTGGTGACTCTCTTGGTATGACCACCTTGGGGTACAAGAGCACCATCCCAGTCACTATGGACGATATGCTGCGATCTGCCAGAGCAGTTGCTAGGGGGTCAAGTCGTGCATTCACCGTGGGTGACTTGCCTTACATGTCATATCAAGTTTCTAATGAAGAAGCAGTAAGGAATGCCGGTGACTTCATCCAAGCAGGCATGGATGCCGTTAAGGTTGAGGGGTGTATGGTAGAAAGGGTCAGGGCGATCTGTGATGCAGGTATTATGGTCATGAGTCACCTTGGTTTAACTCCTCATACCCGTGCCAAACTAGGTGGATATCGTGTTCAGGGTAAGACTGCTGATCAGGCAAAGGTCATTCTTGATCAGGCACTGCGTTTACAAGATGCTGGATGTACTTTCCTACTTCTTGAGGGTATGCCTAGAGAGTCTGCTGAGATGATTGCAACTAACCTTCACATTCCTGTATATGGAATTGGTGCTGGTGATAGAGTTGATGGACAGTTGGTTATCATGCATGACTTAGTTGGACTCTTTTGGGAGTTTAAGTCTAAGTTTGTGAAAAGATATTGTGAAGCTGGACAAATGATTCAGTCTGCCCTGACTGAATATGTCAATGAGGTTCGTGATGTCAAGTTTCCTTCACAGGAAAACTTCTATGAAATTAAAGATGAAGAACTAGAAAAACTTTTAGGACAAGGAGCAGGTTGGAAACATGACAAATAAAAAGATTCTTTTCACTGGTGGCAATGGTTTCATTGGTCGTCAGGTTATTCCTTTTATTCAGAAGGCAGGATATGAGGTAGTTAGACCCAGGTCAACTCAAGTTCGTCTAGAAGTTGATAGAGAGGTTGCAACTCTATTTGATGATGGTCAGCACTATGATGCTATTATTCATGCTGCCATTGTTGGTGGTCGAAGAGATGCTGACGATGATTATAGAGTTTTGTATACTAATCTCAATATGTTTGAGACTCTGTATAAGTATGTTGATCAAACTGATATGTTCATTAATCTTGATAGTGGTGCATCATACAGTCGTCCTGCTCCAGTTGAGGAACCATCTCCAGAAGATTTTGGTAAATTGATTCCAGAAGATCCATACGGATTTTCAAAATATATTATTGCTAAGCGTGTATTAGATAGTTCAAAGGGTTTGAATCTTCGTATCTTTGGATGCTTTGGTGAACATGAAGAAAATACTAGATTTTTTAATACCAATATCAATAGGTACATTAATAAAGAACCAATTCAATTGATCAAGGATCGGAAGATGGATTTCATCTATGCTGATGATCTCTACAAGATTATTCAGTATTATCTTGATGGTAATGATGGACCGAGAGATGTGAATTGCGTTTATGAACGTAAGTATATGCTCAGTGATATTGCTGAGATTATTAATAACTTAGGACCTCATAAGGTTGACATTCAATCCGAGGGACAGTATCCTATATACCCATATATTGGAAAGGCAAACGATCTGCCTATTGAATATGATGGTTTAACAAACGGAATTCGTAAAGTTTATGAAGCATATCTTTGTCAACGGAACGTTTGATGTTCTACATCCAGGGCACGTACAGCTCCTCAACTATGCTAAGTCTTTTGGAGACACTCTTACGGTTGGCATAGATAGTGATAGAAGGGTCACAGAAAAGAAAGGACCCTCTAGACCAATCTACAATATAAAAGACAGATCGTTTATGCTTCAAAACTTAAAATCTGTTGATCATGTCGTTGTGTTTGATAGTGATGAGGAGTTAGAACATTGCTTAAAAACCATTAGACCTGATATAATGGTTGTAGGATCCGACTGGAAAGGAAAGTCAGTGATTGGATCAATGTATTCTGCTGAATTGAAATTCTTTGATAGAATAGAAGAGTATGCAACAACAAAAACAATTCAAAGTATTATTGATCGGGGATAGTTGCTCTGATGAATATGTCTATGGAATCTGCGAAAGATTAAATCCAGAAGCTCCGGTCCCTATTCTTAGAGAGACTGAAGTAAAAACTCAAAAAGGAATGGCATGGAACGTGAGAGAAAATCTCATGTCATTTGGAATCAAAGTTTATATCCTTACTCAAGAGGAGAGAATTATTAAACGTAGATTTATTGATCAGAGATACAATCAACAACTCCTCAGAGTTGATGTTGAGGATACAGTCAAACCTCTTGGGTATGATTTGCCTAAGGAAAATTTTGATGCTCTTGTCATATCAGATTATGACAAGGGTTTTCTAACAACAGAAAGAATCTATGAATTGGTTGAGTGGTTTGATGGACCTATCTTCATTGATAGTAAGAAGACAAATTTACCAGTTGATAAGGCATATATCAAAATCAATGATGATGAGTATTCTAAACTTGATGATGAATTAAAGGACTCTCCTAATCTGATCGTTACTAAGGGGTCACAGGGTGTTGACTATCGAGGCAAGAATTATCCAGCAATAGGGGTTAGTGTCTTTGATGTTTGTGGTGCAGGAGACACTTTCCTTTCTGCTTTAGTTTACTTATACCTTTTGTATGGTAAAATAGAGACAGCAATACCTTATGCAAATAAAGCAGCAGCAATTGCTGTAACACACTTTGGAACTTATGTATTATCTGAGAGGGATGTAAATGAGGTATGTAGTTGATATTGATGGAACTATCTGCACTCCAGGTCCTACAGAGGAGATGAGATATGAACAAGCGATGCCAATTCAGGATAGAATTGATAAAATAAATAAACTATACGACGAGGGTCATACCATCGTATATCTCACTGCCAGAGGAATGGGTCGGTATAAGAATAATGCAGACCTGGCAAAACAAGAATTCTATGAATTTACAGAGATACAATTAAGTTTGTGGGGATGTAAGTATCATCAATTGTTCCTTGGTAAACCTTCAGCAGACTACTACATAGATGATAAAGGAATCCACTCTGATGACTTCTTCGGAAATTAAACATGTTCCCAAGGGATGGGGATATGAAAAATGGATCGTCAATAATGAAGAGTATTGTGGTAAACTTCTTTTTCTGAATGAGGGAAAGAGATGCTCTTGGCACTATCACAAATTAAAAGACGAAACTTTCTATCTACAATCAGGAAAAATTCTTCTTTACTATGGAGACTCTGATAGTCTTGATGAAGCGAGTGATATTATTTTGGAACCAGGAGATAAATTTCATATCTATCGTGGACTAAGACATCAGATGATTGCTATTGACGACTCAGAATTATTTGAATTTTCTACACAACATTTCGACGACGACAGTATTAGAGTAAAGAAAGGAGATTAATATGAAAGTTGTTATCCCTATGTCTGGCATGAGCCGTAGGTTCATGGATGCTGGTTATACTTTACCAAAGTATTTGTTAAAAATAGATGGCAAGACTGTAATTGAACATATTATTGATCTCTATCCTAAGGATACTGAATTCGTCTGTATTCTGAATAGGAAGAATCATGATGAAACAGTCATTGCAGGTCTCTTGCTTCGTAAACTTCCTGAGGGATCTTCAATCAAAGTTATTGATCCTCATAAATTAGGTCCAGTTCATAGTGTTCTCCAAGCACTGAATGATATTGATGACGAGGAGCAGGTCATTGTTAACTACTGCGACTTCTCAATGAAGTGGGACTATGACGACTTTGTTTCTCATGTGACTGACACTGACTGTGATGGTTGTGTGATTTCCTACACTGGATTTCATCCTCATATGTTGGGTAGTGATAATTATGCATTTTGTAGATTGAGAGAGGGATCATATCAGATTGAAGAAATTAGAGAAAAGCAACCGTTTACAGACAATAAGATGTCTGAATATGCTTCTACTGGCACCTATTACTTTAAGAAAGGTAAGTATGTTAAGCACTATTTTCAACAGTTGATTGACGAAGATGTCAATATCAACGGAGAATATTATGTCAGTTTGGTTCATAATCTGATGATCAGGGATGGATTATACAACACTGTATATGAGGTTCCAAACATGCTTCAGTGGGGAACACCACTAGATGTGAAGATGTATCAGCAATGGTCTGATTACTATCGTGCAGTAGTTGATATCAAGAGTAAGTTAAAACTTAAGGGATGTGTAACCGCACTTCCCATGGCTGGTGCTGGTAGTAGATTTTCAAAGGAAGGGTATGGTGTACCGAAACCATTCCTTATGGTTAATGGTGAGTACATGGTTGACCAGGCAGTTAAATGTCTGCCAGAGACAGATAAAACAATCTTTGGTGCTCTTGAATCTCATATGAGTATGATGCCGTTAGAAGAGTATCCAGAGGTTGTATGGTTAAAAGAAACTCCTGCAGAGGGTCAGTCCATTACAACATCAAAGATTGTAGAAAAGATCGACGATGATACTTCAATCTTACTTTCCGCATGTGATAATGGAGCATTGTACGACTCTGATAAGTTTGCTGATCTGATTGAGGATCAGAATAACGATATTGTCGTATGGAGTTACAGAAATAATTATACAGCACATCATAATCCCAACATGTATTCCTGGTTGGAGGTTGATGCGAATGATACTATCAAGAAAGTAAATGTCAAGAAGTTTACCGGAGAGAATCCTGTAGATGAGTATGCTATAGTGGGAACAATGTTCTTCAGAGATAAGAAAGTTTACAATAAATCTCTTGTGAGATTATTTGAGATGAACGAAAAAGTAAACGGAGAATTCTATGTTGATAGTTTGCTTAACGCTGCTATTGATTTAGGTTATACAGTGAAGAACTTTGAGATCGATCACTATATTTGTTGGGGAACTCCCAATGATCTCAAGACGTATAGATACTGGCAAGAGTTTTTTCATAAAGTGGATTGGCATCCTTATGACTATGGCAAAGATTACCTTACCAATTAGATATTGGGATCAAGGTCCGACAAGAAGAATAACTGCTACTGATAAAAATAGCAGAACAATAGAAGCAGCATATTTTAACTTTGTAAAATTTACTGGACTATCAAAACATTATCCACTGCCACTTTTATATTCATATCAAACAAAGAAACTCTATCTCCCTCTTAGGGAAAAGTTCATGTCCTTAAACAGAGGAACTGTGTATGAAGATGGGGACATGTCGTATGAGATAGAGCATCTTCCTCTTGGGAAAACATGCGATATTCCAATGTTTTTCTTTGTATATAATATGGCAAACTATTATCATTTTCTATATGATACTTTGCCATATCTTTATGCATACTTTAACGAAAAGAAGATTCATCCCGACATGAAGTTACTTGTCAGCCCTCCTGAAGGGAAAGATGATCTCTACCCTTTCGTATGGGACAGCCTGGAGTTGTTGGGTATTACTAGAAAGGATGTTGTGTTTCTTAACACGGATGTGATGTATAATCGTGTCTGTGTCTCATCATCATTGACACATAATGGTTTATCCAACTGTCCTCCACATAAAGGTGTATTTGAAATTCTTAATCAGATGAAGAGTGATTATGTTGGACCTGAAAAGATATACATCTCTCGTCGTACCTGGTTGAATAGTGATACTTCAAACATTGGAACGAACTACACAGAACGTCGTAAGTGTATTAATGAGGATGAAGTTGCACAGATGTTTATTGATCAGGGTTTCAAAGAAATTTTCTGTGAGAACTTGACAATGGAGGAAAAGATTGGTATGTTTAGGTCTGCAAAGTATGTTGCAGGACCAATCGGTGGAGGTATGTGTAATGTCATATTCTCTCCACCAGAAACTAAAGTTCTATCTATCAACAGTCCAACTTTCTTCGATGTGAACTTTAGATTTGGATATTCTATGGAGCATACAGACCTTACTCATTTTGAGTACACTGAATTTACTGACAAGAAAGAAGAGTCTGTTGAGAGTGATGGATCATTATCTATTTCTGGAGGACTAAATTCACCTTGGAAAGTAGATCTAAATAAACTATCCAAAATTTTAACTGCATGGATAACCTCTTAGAACTAGCACACTTGCTGGGATCCTATGCCATTTGTGGTGAAGGTAATGTCTCTATGAAGGATGTGAAGTCTGATGATTGTTTTTGGGTGAAAGCAAGTGGGACTTCGCTTGATACTCTCAGCAAGACAGATCTTGTTGCATGTAAGATGAGTGGTGTGCCTTTTGATTCTCTAGGTCTTAAACCAAGTATTGAAACAGGGTTTCATGCATGGTTCCAGAGAGAGTTTGATGGAATTAAATTTGTTGCACATACTCATCCGCCAAAGACCATGGAGGTTGTGTGCTCCGAGCAAATATGGTCTTTTGCTGAGCACAGACTATTTCCCGATCAGATTGTAAGAAATGGTGCAAAGTCTTGTGTTGTCCCCTATGCTATGCCAGGTAAACCATTGCTTGAAGAAATTAAAAAGAGTGTTCTTGCATTTATAGAAGAAGAGGGATATTTTCCCAAATTGATTCTACTTCAGAATCATGGTATAATTGTAGCGTCTACCTCACATAAAGAATGCATTGCATCTACTCTAATGTGTGAGAAGTCTGCAGAAATTTTCATTGGTGCTAAGGTTCTGGGTCAAACTAGATTCTTATCTGAAGATGAAGTGAAAGAAATTGACAAGTGCCCCAGTGAAGAACGAAGGAGAATGATGTATCGATGAAAGTAATCTATGTTGACATTGATGAAACGATTTGTAATCGTGAGTCATCAACTGATTTTGGTGTAGTGCATGACTATACAAAAGCAGAACCGATTCAAGAGAACATTGACAAGATCAACAAACTCTATGATGAAGGGAACACTATTGTTTATTGGACTGCAAGAGGCAGTCGTAAACAAATTGATTGGACTAATTTGACTCAGCAACAATTATCAGACTGGGGTTGTAAGTATCACGAACTCCGTGCTGACAAACCTTTCTATGACCTCTTCATTGAGGACAAATCATTACGTATTGAGGAAGTATGAGAATCATATCTCACAGAGGCAACATTCGTGGACGTGTTCCTGGAAGGGAGAATGCTCCCAGTTACATTGATTGTGCTCTTGGCAATGGTTATGATGTAGAGATTGATGTATGGTCAATTGATGGTGATTTTTGGTTGGGACATGATAGACCAGAGTATAAGGTAACTTGGAACTGGTTCTCTAAGAGACAGGATAATCTTTGGTTACATTGTAAGAATGCACAAGCAGCAAAAGATTGTGCAGTGTTTCAATCTTTCTGTCATACTGGTGATCCATATTCTTATACATCAAATGGAAAGATTTGGTTACATGATACGGAGCAAACTTTTGATTATAAAACTATCATCCCCTTACTAGAATGGGATCTCGTTGATAGTTTCAAACATAATATTGATGAAGTGCCTTATGGCATCTGTACAGATTACCCCTACATGTTACCATGACAAGAATTGCATTATGTTACTCTGGAAGACCTAGAAGTTATCAAGAGTGTCATGAAAATCATAAACAACATTTTCGTCTAGGTCAGAACGATGTAGACGTTTTTGCACATATGTGGTTTGATGAAGATCTTGTAGGCACTCAATTCAGAACTGACGTTGGTCAGGGCACTTGGCCAGACTCTGGTGTCAAGGAATGGATTGACGAGAACTGGAAACCAAAAAAGATTAAGTATGAGAAACCTAGATACTTTGCCGATATGTTCAATGATACATGGCAAACTAAATGGGTAGCAAGTCATCCAAAGGACAATCAGATTTCTATGTTCTATGGTATTGAGCAAGCAATTAAACTAAAGAAAGAGTATGAGGAAGAGAATAATTTTAAGTATGACTATGTGATTCGTATGAGATCTGATCTCGTATTCTTAAAATCTCCTGGTCAGTTTGAAGATTATGATCCGAATAAACTACATGTATTTGATATGCAAGCAGGATTAGATTGGATACAAACTGGAGTAAAGGATTACGGTATTCTTGATATCATTGCATGGGGTGGGTCCGAGGTAATGAATAAATATGGTACAATCTATTCTAACTTGCAAAGGATCACCGAAGAAGGGTGTCCAATGTTTACTCCTGATTCTTCTCTTGGATATAACGCTAAGGTTATCAATAATCTAGAGTATGAAAAACACAATTGGAACTTTAAAGTTTTTGTAGCAAACCACAGTTACGGTAATTGATTTTATTACATGAAAGTTTTAAATCTTGGATCGAGTGGGCAGATCGGCGCCTACCTTACAGAATACCTTCGTAAGAAAGGTCATGAGGTTATCGAGTATGATAAGAACCTTGGAGCACAATATAACCTCACAGCAATCCCCAGCACCTGGTTGGAGTCTTGTATCAAGCAAGCAGACTTTGTGTTCTTCCTTGCCTTTGATGTAGGTGGTTCACGATATCTGAAGAAGTATCAGAATACCTTTGACTTCATCAATAACAATACTAGATTGATGGCAAATGTCTTTGGTCTTTTGGAAAAGTACAATAAGAGATTTGTGTTTGCATCATCTCAAATGAGCAACATGTCGTACTCTCCTTATGGTGTGATGAAACGTGTTGGTGAACTCTACACCACATCACTGAAAGGACTGACTGTGAAGTTCTGGAATGTATATGGTATTGAGAAGGACATGGACAAGGCTCATGTCATTACTGACTTCATCAAGAAAGGATTTGAAGAGGGTGATTTTGAGATGATGACCGATGGCACTGAAGAACGTCAGTTCCTCTATGCTGAGGACTGCTGCGAAGCACTTGAGACCATCATGGAAAACTACACTGACTTCAAACCAGAGGACCCTCTGCATATCACTTCCTTCAATGCAACATCCATTAAGGAAGTTGCTTCAATTATCATGGGTCAGTTTAATCTGATTGGTAAATCTGTTAAGATCAATCCTGGTCTTGCTAAGGATAGTGTACAGATGGATAAGAGAAACGAGGCTGATAATTACATTATGGGTTGGTGGTTACCTAAAACTAATATGCAAGACGGTATCAAAGCAGTCTTTGATGAAATGAAAAAGGAGTATGGTTACTGATGTTATCTTTTAATAAACTTGGTAAGTCTGGTCGTCTTGGAAATCAAATGTTTCAATATGCAGCACTGAGAGGTATTGCTGCTAATCGTGGGTTAGATTGGGTGATCCCTCCACCAGGAACATCAGGTGTTGATGAGTTTGGTTGTGAGAACAACTACTGTATGTTTGAAACATTTAAGATGACCAGTGCTACAGAGGAGCACTACGGTATTCCTGATAGTCATCCTTGGGCTATCTGGAAAGAGTTTCATTTCAATGAACAAATCTTTAATGAATGTCCTGACAATGTGAATCTGGATGGATATTTTCAGACAGAAAGATACTTTGAGAATGTAGAGAAAGAACTTCGTAAGGACTTTCAGTTTCAGGATTCTATCTACAAACCTTGTAAGGAGATGATGGATAGTATTGAGGGTGATCGTAAAATCTTCCTACATATCCGTCGTGGTGATCCTAAGTTACCATGGGCGTATGTGAACCTGGAAGCAACACACCCTGTCTGTACCTTTGATTACTATGAGAAGGCACTGGCAGAGTTCCCTGAAGACATCCCTGTGATCGTCTTTTCAGACCACATTGAGTGGTGTCAGGAGCAGGACTTCTTTAAACCAGACCGATTTATTCTCTCAGAGAGCACAGATGAACTAGATGACGGTCAGAGAGTCCCCTGGACTGATTTGTGTCTAATGTCCCTCTGCACAGATGCAATCATCGCCAACTCTTCATTCTCTTGGTGGGGTGCATGGTTGATTGATAATCCTGACAAGACTGTTATTGCACCTAAGAAGTGGTTTGGTCCATCATATGATCACTACCATATGGATGACTTGATTCCTAAGGGATGGAAGGTGATGTGATGACTTTATCTAACACTACTTTTATTATCCCTCTTAGGATTGAATCTGACGATAGACTAAGAAATGTCATTGTCAGTTCAATCTATCTTCTTGATAATACAAATTGTCAGATCATCGTAAAAGAGTCTGACAAAACATCTGTATTTTCTGAGAACGCTTTACCTCAGATTAGAGAGTGTGTTGGTGATAAAGCAGATAGATTGACGCATATCTTTGAACAGAATCAAGAAGAATATTTTCATCGCACTAGATTATTAAATGATATGGTAATGATGACCACCACGGATGTAGTGGTAAATTATGATTGTGATATCATTCTGCCACTAGAATCATACATTATATCTGAGGAGAAAATTGTCTCTGGTGAATGTGATGTTGTCTATCCTTACGGTGATGGTGACTGGCAGTTTCAAATCTTTGCTACTGATGAACTAGTATCTGAATTTATCAATGGTGATTATGATCTCTCTATTCTTAGAACTAAGTCTAGAGTTTATGATGCAAAGTATGGATTCTGTCAGGCATTTGCCACTAAGAAATATATTGAGGGTGGATTAGAAAATGAGAACTTCATCGCATATGGATATGAAGACGATGAAAGATATTTTAGATTCCATAAACTAGGATATAATGTGTGCAGACTGGATGCACACGTATATCATATGGAACATGTAAGAACAAATAATTCTTGGTTTACAAATCCATTTATCCAGAACAACAAAAATCTGCATGATACTCTGATGGAGTTTGACAAAGCACAACTTCAAGAGTATTATGAAAACCAGGATTATCTGAAAACACGCAAAGCACAACTGAAATGATTGGATTTAATGCGCTGGGACGAATGGGTCGTCTCGGAAATCAGATGTTCCAGTATGCTGCCCTCAAAGGGATAGCAAGAAATATTGGAGCAGATATTACCATTCCTAACCACCAAGATGCAGTGGATGATGGTATTGGAAACATGCTCCGCACGGAGTTATTTGATTCCTTTGACTTGAATACAAATGTTGGACTTTTGAATGGTGGGAAATCTCCTGTGGTTCATGAGAGACATTTTCACTACGATGAGGAAATGTTTTATCAATGTCCAGATAATGTAAGTCTGCAAGGATATTTTCAAACAGAAAAATACTTTAGACATATTAAAGCAGAGATCCATGATGACTTTACTTTCAAGGATGAAATTTTGAATCCCTGTAAAGAGATGATCAAGACTGTAGATGATCCTATCGCACTTCATGTTCGTCGCACTGATTATGTGATTAATAGTGCTAATCATCCCCCTTGTACTCTTGAGTACTATGGAGAGGCACTGAAGCACTTTGATGATGACCGTAATGTGATTGTGTTTTCAGATGATCCCGCATGGTGTAATGAGCAAGAATTGTTCTCTGACGATCGTTTCTTGATCTCTGAGAATGATGACAACAGGATTGACCTGTGTTTGATGTCACTGTGCAATGACTTTATTATTGCTAACTCTTCGTTCTCTTGGTGGGGTGCATGGCTTGCTGATAAAGGTAAAGTCATAGCACCTAAGCAGTGGTTTGGCACTGATGGTTATACGAAAGATCACGATACAAAGGATGTAGTACCCGATGGATGGACACGAATTTAGTAAGATGGACAAAAATAAGTCCACTTTTAAACTAAAGGGACTCCCTACGATTTATTGGCTCAACCTAGATGCCGATGAGAATCGACGGTTCTACATGGAAGAACAGTTCAAATACTGGCAAATTGAAAATCATGTTCGCATCTCTGGATATGATGGCAGAGAAGATGATGTGTCCTCTCATTTAAAGGGTAGAATACCTGATAATGTGAGTCAGAATGAACTGGGGTGCTGCATGTCACACCTTAAGGCAATCAAGCACTTCTATGAAGAGACTGATGATGAGTATTGCATGATCCTTGAGGATGATGTAGACTTTTCTCCCGTCAGGTATTGGAACTTTGCGTGGCATGAGTTTGTCGGATTACTTCCGTATGACTGGGATTGTATTCAAATGACTGCAATCACAACTGGAGATATTCATGTCAAGTTGCATTTGAAGTTTATCAATGACTTCTCTGCTGCTGCTTACTTGATTTCTCGACATCATGCTGCTAAACTGATGAAGCATCACATTCGTGGTGATAAGTTCAAACTAGACAATGGTGTTAAACCTAGAGCAGTTTCTGAAGACACGATCTTAGAAACTGGTAAGACTTATACCATTCCTTTGTTCTTATACAATATGGCACTGGGATCAACTATCCATGCAGAGCACATTGGTATCTTCCATCAAGGTCCTCACACTGCTCTCACTAACTATTGGCAACAACAGGGAACTGAGGTTGACATTCGTGAATGGATGAACTATGATCCTTATCTTGGTCGGATTGCAAATAATTCTGCCGCACAGCAGAATGTGGAAAACTCACCAAGTTGACAAGATCTATAGATTCTGTTAGTATAAATACTTAACCTTTTGTTTTTCAGTAATTTCTGTAACAAAAGGAAACAACGGGGAGTTGTCGATTCCCCTTTCATCTGCGGGTAACCATTCCGCAAGTAACTAAGGTAAAAACAAATGATCAAATCTGTATTCGCAGCAACTGCTGCTCTGTCTATGTCTGCAGGAGCTGCCCTTGCAGGACCATATGTAAATGTAGAAACCAACGCAGGTTGGACGGGCTCGGATTACGCCGGGGCAGTTACAGACATCCATCTGGGCTACGAAGGTGATCTGGGTGAAGATGCTTCTTACTATGTCCAGGGTGGTATTGCTGTCGTCTCTCCTGATGGTGCTGACACCGACACCGTTCCTTCTGGTAAAGCAGGTATCGGTCTCGCTCTGAGTGATGCTCTGGGTGCATATGGTGAAGTCTCCTTTCAAGGATCTGGAGACAGTGACATTGACCGTGGATATGGCGGAAAGGTCGGACTGAAGTACAACTTCTGAGTTGTATAGTTGTAAAAGTTAATATATAAACATCTAGATGTTCAGGGTCCCTGACGAGGGACCCTTTTTTGTGCCTTGCGGTGCTTAAGAGATTTTTAAGAGAGTAAAATTTTGGTTAAACTGTGCAATATAAAAGGGTTTACCTTTTCTTAAATACAGGATTCATTTATCCAGTTATAATATTCGGGTAAACTTAAGTAATTTACAAATAAACAAATGAAAGCATTCGCAGTTGTCCTGCTCGGCTTGGCGTTCTCCGCCCCCGCAATGGCAGGTCCATACGTAGAGTCCAAGCATGAGTTCAAAGGAACTGATGAAGACTTCTCTAAAGCAGTTCATCAAGGTCGTGTCGGATATGAATGGAAAAATGGTCGTTTCTCCCCTTACGTCGAAGCAGGTTTGGGTGTGTCCGTTCCTGATGGCGGCGATAATGATACATTTAAAGCACTGGAAGTAGGCACCAAGGTTAAGATTACTGATAGTTTCTCTGCTTATGGTAAGTGGGAGAACATCTTCCAAGACAGTGATGACACCCGTGACTGGAAGGTTGAAATTGGCACCAAGTACAAGTTCTGAGGCATTGACCAATGAAACGTTCACTTCTCCTTGCGGCAGGTTTAACTGCTGCTATCAGTATTCCCACAGTTGCACAGGCTTTCTGGTGGGGTGGGGACAAGAAGGCAGACGCCCCTGCTGTCTTCAAACTCAACGGGGCAGGTGCGACCTTCCCTGCTCCTTTGTATAACTCCTGGTTCCAATCTTTCAATAAAGAAACTGGAAACCAAATAAATTATCAAGCAGTTGGTAGTGGTGCTGGTGTCCGTCAGTTTACTGCTAAGACTGTTGACTTCGGTGCCAGTGATGGTGCTGTGAGTGATGAGAAGCAGAAGATACCCATGATTCACATTCCCATGACTGGTGGTGCTATTGTTCCTGCTTATAACATGCCTGGTTGTGATGTCAAGATGACTCAGACACAACTTGCTGATGTCTTCCTTGGCAAGATCACCAATTGGTCTGAGTTTGGATGTAAGGATAAAAAGATCGTCACTGTATGGCGTTCTGATGGTTCGGGTACTACCAAAGGTTTCACCAACTCTCTATCTGCTTTCTCCCCTGAGTGGAAGAAAACTGTAGGAACTGGTAAATCGGTGAAGTGGCCTGTTGGTGTAGGTGGTAAAGGTAACCATGGTGTTGCTGCTGGTATTAAACAGTATCTTGGTTCTATTGGTTATCTGAACTATGGTTATGTGAACGGCGATAAGTTCCAACAGGTTGCTCTGCAGAACAAGGCAGGTAACTTTGTAAAGGCAGATGCAGAAACTTCTGCTGCAGGGCTTGCACAAATTGTTCTAGACGATAAACTTCGTGGGGCAGATCCTAATCCTGCAGGTGCGAATGCTTACCCAATCGTATCTCTGACCTGGATCCTTGCTTATCCTGAATCCAAACCTGGAGTCAAGGAAACTCTTCGTTATATGTTGAGTGAAAAAGCACAATCGGTTTCAGATTCTTTGGGATATGTACCTCTCCCAGAGTCTCTTCGACAGAAATCTCTTGCTGCTGTCAGCACTATTAAGTGATATAAGTATAAACCACTACAGAGGAACCCTTGACAGGGTTCCTTTTTTACTATATAATATGTAAAGATTTGCAACATAAAGTAAATGACTGTAACGACGAACGAATTTGGACAACAGAATCTGTTCGCCAAAGAACCCCAAATGGTAGTAGAATCCTACAACCGTAGGGGTCTTGAGTCCCCACAGCAATATGCTGAGACCTATAATGGTCGTTGGGCTATGATGGGAATCGTCTCTGGTTTCATCTCCTATGCCTTCACTGGCAACTTCTTCTTCGGCATCTTCTGATGACTGAAGTTCTTTTTACAACAACTAGCATTGCGTTCTTAGTTTTGCTAGGATACTCTGTACAACAACTTTCTGAGACCTACTGATGCCTGACTTGATTGAACTTCTGACTTATTATGTGATTGTCTCCGTCGTCTTTATTGGCGCACCAGGAGTATTTTTCTATATCGTGTTCATGCCAGCACTTCAGAACACAAAAGGTCGTATGGTTGGATACAAAGATCACAAACAATATGGAGATTCTTCTATCTATGAGAATACTCCAGGGGATCCGACAAAGTATTACCTTGAAATTTAAGTAATATATACGTTAGATTACCTAATGAATATGCCAGATCCCAATGCTCTTTATCAGGATATGCAGAAATTAGACGACATGTATAATGAACTACTGTGGGATCCTGATGATGAGTTACAATTTACTCACGATGGTCAAAGAATCATCATTATTAATAAATCATTAGAGGAAAAAAACAATGTTTAACGAAAAAGCAGAAAAACTGAATGGTCGTGCAGCAATGGTTGGATTCGTTGCCGCAGTTGGATCTTATCTCGCAACAGGTCAAGTCATCCCAGGTTTGTGGTGAACGACATGTTACTCATAGCAGCATCCATGGTAGGAGGGTTTATTTTTGCTGCCCTGTTGACCGATGGAGATGTTGATGATGATGACAATGGACCAGGTGGTGGTCTGATGCAACCCATATAATCCCACCCCTTGACACGCATAACTTAATAACCTATAATTCGGGGGTACTATGCCCCCTTTTTAATGTTCGGACGGATCGCTGTTTACATTTCACTAGCACTTCTTTCTACCTCCTGTGCCACTAAGGCAGTGGAGCAAAAAGAAGTTGTAAGTATTCCTGTAGAGCCTTATGCTCTTACTTGGAAGTGTATTGACTGCACACCCGAAGAACAGTACGTTCTTTCTGAACTTCAAAGGAAAACTAAAATCACAGATAAAAATGCCCTGGCAACGATACTGGGAAATATTAAACAGGAAAGTAAGTTCTATCCCAACATTTGCGAGGGAGGGGCTAGAGTTCCTTATTCTGATTGCCATCGGGGTGGGTACGGACTCATTCAGTGGACCACTGAGAGTCGTTATATGGGGTTAGGTTTGTTCTGTGATAAGTATGGATGCGATCCAAGTTCTCTTGAAGGTCAGACCCGTTATATGATTAACGAAATTCACTTTCAAAAAGTTCTTCCAGAATTTGAGGGCAACGGTAAAACTGTCCGACAATACATGGTTCCTGCCTTTTATTGGTTAGGATGGGGCATCAAGGGTAACCGAGAGGTCTACTCTTATAACTATTCAAAGAAGCTTGTTCTCGCATGAATATTAAATCAATCAAGGAATCGATTCAAATCTTCTCAAGAAAAGCGGTTACATCAATCAATTGGCCACCCGTCGAAAAAGATATAGAGTGTGCCATCGATGAAAACATTGTAGAGTGTTCTGAAATGGACTCTTTACCATACACTGGTATTCCTGCACCAACTGTTTTGACAGATGACCCCTGGTTCGGTCCTGCTGTGGTCTCAGATGCTAATAAAGATTATATGCAACGTGAGTTTGAAGCATTTAAACAAGATGCTTTGAACTACTATTCAGATACAAAAGAACCTGAGAATATTCATCAGGTAATGTATGAGATGGCAACTCAGAATTCTGCCACTACACTGCAACTTGATCCAATTGGCGGATCCGAAAACTTTCAGGGTGGATCAGAAAATGTCCATCGATGATTGGCGTTATAGTGATTATAAAATGAAAGTAAGAGAGCAAGCACTTAAGGTCTTGCTTTCAAAGTTTGGTGGTCAGATGGAAGGAGCACGTCCTAAATACTCTAGTCAATCAATCTATGAGTGTGCTCAAGACTGGGTATCTCAGGGCAATATGCACACTGCAGGGATTGTAAAGTACTACGAGGCTTATTATGCAAAAACTAATTAACGTGTTAGCATTACTATCATTCGCTGGTGTCGCAGGCATCGTCGGTGGTGGTGTCTATGTCTATACACAAAAAGATGCAATTATCGAAGGTGTAAAGGAACAAGTCACCAAACATGCTACAGAGGCAATCACAGGAGCAATTCCTGGTATGTTAGATTCTGCTTTGCCGGAACTTCCTAGTGCCACCGGCGGTGCTCTTCCCCTCCCTCTTCCTTCCACAACTGGTCCTTCTCTACCTTTCTGATATGAAAAAAATTATTATGAGTTTGCTGGCAGCAGCTGCTATGTCTGCTCCTGTACTTGCTGATCCAATCAAAGATGATGAGTTCTTCACCCCACATGCTCAGGGGTGTATGTTGCTTCTAGAATGCACTGATCATGTTCAAGAACTCAAAACAGTTTCTGATCTCAACAAACATGAGGAATTGGCTGATATTGATTATGGTATTGTTGCTGATGAGTTTAACTCTCTCGTCCGATCACTTAATAAGGTCGGAGCTAAGGTTTTTCTAGCAGACATGCGATATTTCCCAATTGGTCATCGTGGTGTCTATCATACTGTAGGCAACAATTTCTTTCTGAATGTTGCCCACATGCATCGCCCTGGCACTATGATGTCAGTAATGCGTCATGAGGGATGGCACGCTGCTCAGGATTGCATGGCAGGAACTATCGAGAACAACTTTATTGCTATTATCCACGATCAAGAGGATGTTCCTGGTATGTATCAGGCAATCGCAAATAGTGCTTATCAGTCTCAACCACATGCAATTCCCTGGGAAAAAGAAGCATACTGGGCAGGTCACACCAAGGGTATGACTGCAGCAGCACTTGAGTCTTGTGCTGCTGGGACTATGTGGACTGACTATGAACCCACACCCATGACCCGTGAATGGTTGGTTGAAAACGGATTCCTTTCTAAATAGAGTTGCCCTTGCCGGTAACGAATGTCTGAAGAACTAAAGAAGGAAGATACTAAGAAAGGTCCTTTTGGAAAACTCAAAGATAGAATTGATGACTCTGAGGAACAAATTGCTATTCTTTCTACTTTTGTTCGATTAGGAATTTTGATCTGGTCTGGTGGTATTTTGACTCTTGCATACATCAAATTACCACCTGCTCTGGGTATTCCAGAACAGAAGCTAGATCCAACATTCATAGCCAGCGTCTTTACAGGCGTTTTAGCGACGTTCGGCGTCCAGACGGCAAAGAAAAATGGTGATAAGGCTGGTGGTGGAGGTGGTATCACTAAAGAACAGATGGAGAGATTGATTGATAAGGCAGCACAAACTGCTCCGACTCAAACAATCAGAATCGAGCAAGCACCTGTTCAAATTGCGACTAAAACCGAAGACACGTACAAGATGTAACCATGAAACCTTACCTCAAGTGGACTGCTATCAGCATTGGTAGTGTCATAGCAATCGCACACATCGGTGTGCTGGGACATTTGGTTAATAGAGAACCTGATAGGATTCAGGTCCCGACTGTTAACATTCCACGAGGCACTCCATATTCCTCTTATAAAATAGAGGCGGGTAAGGACGGATATACAATTGAATATAAAGCAAACGATCCCGCTATCCTAGAATCACAGAGATCTTTGAGTCTTGATAAAGAAAAAACAGGATTTTTTGGTCGTGGTGGCACTGAGGTCAGAAGAGAATGGAGACGTGATCAATATACTGCAGAGGGCACTAGAAATATTGGAGGTGTTGGAGGTGACGGCGAGGGAAAGTTGACTGCAAAAGAAGAAGAGTGTTTAGTGGCGGACGCTGGAGCAAGGTCACAAGGTGCGATGGCAGGTAGTGCTATTGCTGCTGGTGTTGGTGTCCCTGCAGCAATGAGTATTCCATATGTTGGATGGCTTGCTGCTGGTTGGGCGAGTCTCTTAGGACAGAACATTGGATCTTCAGCAGGCTCTTTGGTAAACTCTGTAATCAGTGATTGCTAATGTCTGAAAAAGACAAGTGGTATTATGACTGTATTAATTTTGAAAGTGATGCCATCAACTTGACATTCACTCATCCCTGGATGACTGTTTCTGATGCTAATCTTTTATTTGAAGATGCTTTTGAACGATTTCAACATATGAAAAAGTATCATGGGTGGAAGACTGTATGGACACTTATGAATATGAGTTATGGTATCTGGCAGAGAGAACCTGAAGATCATGTGAGAGCAAGATTAGATTTGATTAAATCAAAAAATGGAATTAATTCTTAGACCCCTTGAAGATGTAAATGATGTAACTTGGAGTGTTGTCTGGTGTTTGATAATACTTCTTGCTGGTGTAACATATTATATCGTCTATATAATGCGTATGGCTTTTGATGAATTGAACGATGGCGGATCAAATCAACCAGAAGGACGCAGATCAGGATCAACTGATAGCACTGCTGACACACAGGATTGAAGATGCTGAGAAGATGGCGGAGGAACTTCGTGATCGTGTTCGTAAACTTGAGAAGTGGGTATGGGGTGCCGGTGCCGTCATAACTGCTGCCATTACATTAATCGGAATTGCAACAGCAGTAGACGCAAAGGAGATCGATCATGGGAGCAATGGTTCCGCCAAACAGGAAGTCGTGTTACAACTTCCGAGTAGTTGAGATTAACAGAGTTCTTGATGGTGACACGATTGATGTAACTATCGATTTGGGTTTTGATCTTTTTAAGAAAGAAAGAGTAAGAGTTGCTGGTGTAGATACACCCGAAAAACGCACAAGAGACCTAGAGGAAAAAGCCCTTGGAATCGACGCAACAAACTGGCTCAAAGAAAAACTGGAAGGAGCGTTGGCTGGTGATGATGATCTTGTTATCCGTACTGAACTCGTTGGCGGTGTCGGCAAGTATGGTCGTCTTCTTGGTTGGTTATACCTTGGGGACGGAGATATGTCACTCAACGAAGCAATGATTGAGGAAGGATATGCATGGGCATATGATGGTGGCACTAAACAAAAGAATTTTGAGGATTTGAGAGAAATCAGGAGAGCACATGGAACTCTGGTTGAGTAATGCCAATTCCTGAAATACGATTTAATAATATTAGAATAGGTGACGTTGTAATCTATGACGTTCCAGAGTGGATGTCATCAGACCCACCACAGGCAATTCCTGCTGCACCTCCAGTCACCATGATGATAGGAACTCCTATCGTAAATATTCCTGGATGTGTTGAGGCACACAAAGACAATAATGAAAATGTTAATTTGAAGAATGAGGATGATAAAGGTATAATGACCTTGTGTGATGCAGGCACACCTTATTACACTGCAATTGATTATGATAGAAATAAGATTGTATTAGAACAGGAACCTCCAGAACCACCTGCATATAAACCACCAGAAAAACCAGAACCACCGGAGACAAAAACTCCCTTAGTCCCTAAGACACAACAGGTAGAGCCAGTCCCTATGTGCCCTACCAGAGCACAAGAATTAAAAAACCCTATAGGAAAAATCCTAGAGGGTAATAAAAAGATTACTGGTTATGAGTTAGTTGGAAAAGAGTGTATAGAGGTTACTGAACAATTACAGATTACTGATCAGATTGTTTCTAATATTCCTAATGCTGGAGCTGTAACTGCTACAGCATCTATCGCTGTGGTGGCAACGACTTCGGCACTGCTTGCAAAACCTCTTGCTGATCTTTTGTTAAAAGTGGTGAAACCTGCTGTGAAGAAAGTCCTGAAGAAGGTTGCGACCTTACGGGGTAAGAAGATCCCGCCGCAGTCTGTCTCTGAGAAGATTGCTGAGCAGAGGCAGAGGAACCAGGCTGTGAAGAAGTTGAGATCGGTTCGACCGTTGAAGAAATAGGTGGAATTGTGTGACGATGTTGCATTATAGTATTCACATTGTTAACAACGACATCAGCACATATTTTTCGGTAGGGACTAGCTGGGTGAAAATTTATTCCAGCTTTCATTAATTCACCACAATTCTTAAGTCTAGCTAACTCAAAATCTAATCTCTTATTAGCGAGTAATTGACCCTGTAGTGCGATTTGAGTTTCTGCTGCTTGCTTACATCTTTCCTGCAATCCACCGTCAAGAGGTAGAGACAGTGTTGCAGAGAGACCAATACTGGTGCTGTAGTTTCTTGTCATACCAGTTCTTACTGGTTTCTGCCAGAGTTGTGATCCTGGATTATCAGGCACACCATCTCCTTGCATCTCCATGACAGTGATAGTCATATCCTGACCATCTTCATATGCTCTGACTACTTCGCCGTCAGAGTTGGTATAAGTTCTATCGTCATACCACTCTTCCCAAGGCCAGTTTTTGACATTCTTTTGAACTTCTACCAGTCTCCCCTCAAAATCTCTATTGTCGTATTGAGGTTCCATGTAAAAAGTTTCAAAAGGATCCTTATCATTACGGGCGTGAGTAATGTATGGGGTGAAGTTTGCAGTCGGACCTTGACAACTGATTCCACCACCATAAGTGTTGGTAATATAAGGACCTTGTAAAACCTGAATAGCTTGGTTGGTCACCGAGCCTGAACTGTTTGCGATTGGGTTAGCAGTCGCAGAAACACCTCCCACATCAGCAGCACTGACGGGGGAGGATATCAGTAACGCAATTACTGGGTAAAGATACTTGTAGTATCTGTAACTGAAATAACTTCTGTTGTTCTTTGAATCACAGTTTGGTTTGTCATTCCTGGACCTTGATAGGTCGTCGTGAATTGGAATGCTTCTCCTGGATTTGTTATTGTGAAGTTGGAGTTTGAGAAGTTTAGTCCAGTTGCTGAACTTGTTACTTGTCCTTCGATTCCTCCTAGTGGAGTCACGTTCACCGAGTTTGTTACTGTTGGGGGAAGTAGTGATGCTCCGTTGTTGGATACATTTGTCCCCGAAACTGAATATTGCCATCCTGTTGCATAGTCTATGGAGTTAATCGTCTCAGTTTGTTTCGATGTCGTTTCTGTGTGGCTGGTCATCGAACCCTGTGTGAAGTTCGGGACCACCGGGACTGCCCCTGCTGATTGAAACAGTCCGTGAATAACACCAAGAACCAATCCGAGACCGATTGCTTCTTGTATTTTATTCATTAATCTATTACAGTAATCTCAGAAACGAATTGTCCAACAGCAGTGCTACCAGCTCCGCCAGCGGTGATGCTAATACCACCGTCAGTTGCGATAGTACCTGCCAGGTCTCCTGCTACACCAGCAGTGTAAGAGGTCTGACTGGAGAAGTTGCCAACCTGACCCACAGTGGGAGCTGAAGTTGGAACGGCATCACCTTGAAGGTAAGAAGAACTGAAGGAGAATGCTTCTCCAGCAGTTGCCTGGGTTGCTGCAATCGTACCAGGAGCATAGATGCCACTGGTGATTGTTCCAGCAGAAACAGTTCCTGCTGTGCTACCGTCCGTAGTATTTACGTTCGATCCAGACACACTGTATTGGGAACCCAGTCTAGTTGCAGTGGTTCTCGCAGAATCTACAGTAAGTTGGACACTCGATGACATTTTATGAACCAGCCCTCCTGCATTTGCTGCAGGTGCTGCCATCAAAATCATTATTAATGGAAGAAGTCTTCTCATTACTAATCACTTGTTGGGTGTGTATTTATTTAGAGACAGATTTTTTTTAACGTATTACTGAAATATAACTTGGTACAATGGTATACCGTTTCAGGGCTTGACGAGTCGTGGAAACCGTAGTACTATAAATACATCAACGACAAGAAGTGTTTACATTTCTTAATCCGTTGCACACACCCCTTAAACCGAGACCTATAGGGTGCCTAAATTACGTCTCTCATACCAACTCTGGAGGGTAGAGTTGGAATATTTTACCTAGTGTTCCCCGCACTCATACATAACCCTTTTTCAAATGACTTCAACTCTTTCAAGACAACAATCACTCTCTTCGTGGGATAATTTCTGCGAGTGGGTAACTTCTACCAATAACCGCCTCTATGTCGGTTGGTTCGGCGTGCTGATGATCCCAACTCTGTTGGCAGCAACTATCTGCTTCATCGTCGCCTTCATCGCTGCTCCCCCTGTGGACATCGATGGCATCCGTGAACCCGTCGCTGGTTCACTCATGTA